TAGCTCTGCGAACATCGTAGCTGCTTTGTTTGACGCTGCTGAGTCTATGGACAGCACTGACATTCCAGAAGACGAGCGTTATGCTGTTGTATCTCCTGCTATCTACTACAAGCTTGCACAAGACACCACTGTCTTGAACAAAGATTGGGGCGGTGCTGGTGCATACGCAGATGGTAAGGTATTGCGCGTAGCTGGTATTACCATTGTTAAGTCTAACCACTTACCTACTGGTAACCAAACCACTACTACTGGTGAGCAGAACACTTACCACGCTGACTTCACTAAGACTAAGGCTGTGGTATTCCACAAGTCTGCTGTCGCTACAGTTAAGCTAATGGACTTAGGCCTAGAGTCTGAGTACGACATTCGTCGCCAAGGAACCTTATTCGTTGCTAAATATGCAATGGGTCACGGTATCTTGCGTCCAGAAGCTGCTATTGAATTAGCATTGCCATAGTAGGCAAACACTCAAGGGGAACTTCGGTTCCCCTTTTTTTCCTCTTTTAAGGATTCACTACCATGTCCCTAACAACTACAACTGAACTTGAAGCTGTTAATACAATGCTCAATACAATTGGTGAAGCCCCAATCAACACCTTGGTTGACATCACTTCAGTTGATGCAATTACTGCTCTGTCAATATTAAGAAGTGTGAGCCGTGAGGTACAAACTCAAGGTTGGTTCTTCAATACTGAGCATAATTACCCTTTAGTTCCAGATTTAAACAACAACCTACCACTGCCCTTAAACTTACTCTCTTTAGATTCTTCTGAAGTATCACAGAGTTTTGATTTAATTCAGCGTGGCCCATTGGCTTATGACCGCCAAAACCATACTTACATATTCACTGATACTGTGAAATGTAGCCTAATTCTATTGCTGGCCTTTGAAGAAACTCCAGAGGCAGCGAGACATTACATGACAATCCGAGCATCCCGAATATTCCAAGACCGTGTATTAGGTTCTGACTCTCTACATGGTATGAACCGTGAAGACGAGTACACCGCCTTAACGACACTGCGTCTGACTGAATCTGAGAATGCTGATTACAATATTCTTACAGGTAACAATGACGTTTACCGAATCTTAGCGAGGTAGATATATGTCACTGGTAAGTAGCTCAATCCCTAACCTAGCAAACGGAGTATCACAGCAAGCACCTAGTGTACGCTTGAACTCTCAGGCTGAAGAACAAGTCAATGCGTTTAGTTCAATCATCAGTGGACTACGCAAAAGACCACCAACAGAACACTTAGCTACTTTGGTGACCAACGCTTTAGCTAATGGTAGTTACTTTATACATACGATTAACCGTGATGTCACAGAGCGATACATCGTAGTGGCTGACAATACTTCTCTAAGAGTGTTTGGTTTTGATGGAACTGAATACACTGTCGCCACCCCAAGTGGTTATGCGTACCTCTCCACAGGGAATCCTTTAACTGACTTTAAGTCTGTAACTATTGCTGATTTTACTTTCATATTAAATAAATCAATTACCACATCAGTGACTGCCAGTACATCTACTGTCGCTTACCCTGAAGGTATTGTTAATGTTAAGCAGGGTAACTACGCTCAAGACTATAAAGTATTTATAGATAATGCCCAAAGAGCTACCTATACCACCAGTAGTGATAATAAGTCTGACCTTAAGACCAACAACATTGCTAACCAATTAGCCACTCAGTTAGTAGCTAATCTAGGTTCTGTATACACAGTTACATGGGATGGTTCTGCTATCCGTATTCAACGTACAGACGGTAATGACTTTACCTTACGAACTGAAGACTCCTTCGGTAACGCTGCGTTGATTGGTTCTAAAGGTTCAGTACAAAGATTCTCTGACCTACCACGTAGAGGATTTAATGGCGTTAAAATGAAGGTCATTGGAGAAGAGAATTCAGAGGCTGATAACTACTACGTTGAGTATGAGAGTGGTGATACTTCTCAAGGCATCTGGAAAGAGTCTATAGCTGAAGGTGCTGACTCAACTATCAACGCCAGTACAATGCCTTGGAAGTTGGTAAGAGAAGCTAATGGTACATTTACCTTCCAGCCTAACGAATGGATTAGCCGTTCTGTAGGTGATGAAATATCTGCGAGTGACCCGTCATTTGTAGGTAAGAAACTTAATGATGTGTTCTTTCACCGCAACCGATTAGGTTTGATTGCAGACGAGAATGTTATCTTTAGCCGTTCTGGTGAATACTTCTCGTTCTATCCTGAAACCATCACAACTGTTCTAGCAACTGACCCTATAGATGTAGCAGTAAGCCACACGAAAGTGTCCATACTTCGACACGCTATTCCCTTTAACGAGACACTTCTACTGTTCTCTGACCAAACTCAGTTTATGCTGAGTGCGGGTGACTCATTGACTCCTGAAACTGTTTCCATAAATCAGACAACAGAATATGAATCTAGCTTACAAGCAGAGCCAGTTGGTGCTGGTGAATTTATTTACTTCGCAACTAACCGTGAAGGTCACGCTGGTGTGCGTGAGTTCTTCGTACAGGCAGACACTTCAAGCAATACTGCTCTTGATGCGACCCTCAATGTCCCTCGTTATATAAAAGGTAAAGCTACTTCTTTAGTATCCAATACAAACGAAGATTTACTGTTTGTACTTACTGATGGGGTACACACTGTACCTACAGCTTATGTATATAAATATCTAAGACGGGATGGTCAAGCACTACAAATGTCTTGGTCTAAGTGGGAGTTCCCCTTCGCTGACCGTATCTTAAACCTATCAGTTATTGAGTCCACAGCCTACTGGCTAATACAACGTGGCACTTCAATTACATTGGAAAAGATGCAGCTACAAGAGTCTCCTAAAATAACCACAGCAGGCAAGATGGTTCACTTAGATGCTATCCAATCAGGCACTGTTCCTGCTGCAAATCAGGTAGCAGTTACTGTAGATGGTCAGAACTTTGTAGGTTTCCCCTATACCATGTCTTATAAATTCTCAACGATGTATAAGAAAAGCACAGGTGCTGGTGGTAGTCAGGTTACAGATACCTCTGGTCGATTACAGTTACGACAGTTTAAAGTTCTGTTTGAAGACACAGGTTCTTTCATAGCAACTACTTCTGGGCAAGGCTCCGTGCATAACTATGAGTTTGGTGGGCCATCTTTAGGTCTATTAACGCTAGGTACAGTACCACTTGTTTCAGGTGCTTTTGAGTTCCCTCTGCAATCTAAGAATGACCGCATATCAATCACTCTAAATAATGCCACCCATCACCCGTGCAACTTTCAATCGGCTGAATGGACAGGCTATTACACGACTAAATCAGGACGAGTTTAATGGTGGCAATAGTACGTTTGGCAACAATTAATGATTGTAATTTGTTAGGCCCAAAGTTGAGAGAGGCTGACAAGGAAGAGCTTAAAGTCTCCTGTGGTTTGGGGCCAGTTACGGCCTTGACTCGTTCCCTCCAAGCTTCAGATGCAGCTTACGTAGCTGTTGATGAGGCAGGGGTTCCTATCCTAATGTTTGGAGTAGTTAATTCAGGCCAGGTTTCTGTAGGAGTACCTTGGATGTTAGGTGGGAAAGGCATATACCAACACACCAAACAACTTAAAGCTGAGTGCAAGCAATGGTTAGATGTAGTCCACACAGACTATGACCTACTGTTTAATTATGTCCATGCAGAGAATCCTAAAGCTATCCGTTGGCTTCAATGGATGGGCTTCACAATGGTACGCCTAGTGCCTAATTACGGGGTGGGCCAAAAGCCATTCTATGAATTTATAAAGGTGAAATGAAATGTGCGACCCCATGATGCTGGCAACAGCAGGGAAACTAGCAGGGTTTGCGGAAAAACAAGCACAAGCTGATGCCCAAAACAAAGCTGCGCGTGATAACTACATGCAGCAGATAACCCAAACGGGACAGGCAACTTTACAAGAACACACCGCAGCCTCCGATAAACTATTCCAAGACACTATAAAAGCTAAAGAAGCCCAAGCTGGTTATGAAGCTTCCGTAGAAGGGATGGGAGGTTCAATTGTGAGCCGCTTAATCCGTGATAAGAAAGCAGTGGAAGCTAGAAACAAAGCTAACATTGACACTAACTTTAATAACAAACTACAGCAACGCCAGTATGAGCTAGAGGGCTTGCGAGTCCAAGCTGACGGGCGCAGTAAAGCAGGCCCAAGCATACTTGCTACAGGTCTGGGAATTGCTAACGACTACTACACGATAGGTGATGGTCAGTATTCAACTGATACAACTCAACCATCATCAGATTACACACAATATTAAGGAATATTAAAATGGCGACTAACACTGGCATCGAGGTGACAGCACTAAAGCCCCAAGCAAGAGCAGGCGATTACTACGTCCGTCCTGACCAAACACCTTCTGG